ATGAAGCCCATCAACGGCGGCCAGTCGGCCTTGATCCACATGGGCTACGCGGTCCAAGAGCCGCGCATGAGCGCCGACGCTTTGCGCATCGTTCGCGTGGCATCGCACCTGCGCATGTGCCTGCAGAGCCCCGAGCGCTCCGCATGGTTCGACCACCATGTTTTTGAGGTGGACACGCTGCTTCGCGGCTATGCCACGGACTACATCACCCAGGCCACGACGGACCTGGACTTTCACGCCTTCCTGAGTCGCGAAGCGGCTGCAGGACGGCGTTTTTCGCGCGCTCTGCCACGGGGCGGTTTTTGTCAGGCGGGCGTGGTAGCACCGCCTGACAGTCTCATGTGCGAGACAAACGCATCCACGGGGCGGCGCTGATGGCCTACGACACCGTCAAGCTCCGTTCTCCGTTCATGGACGCCTCGCTGATGGCCCGCATCGAGCAGCAATGCATCCTGCGTTCGGGCCTGCACCTGGGGACCGGCGAAGTGCTGTACGAGCTCCACGCGGGCGAACTGCTGGGCTCATGGGACAGCCGCATTGCGATCAAGCCGATGCACGAAGAGCATGTCGCGGACAAGAACGGCCGCGTGGCGATGCACCCTTGCGAGCCGTACCTACTGGTCGAGGCCAGCGTGCACAAGGTCATGTTGGGCCACAACGTGTACGGAGGCCCCAGCGACTTCCGGCAAGCGTGCTGCGATCTGATCGCCCTCGTCGAAAAGCTTTTGGACACCGACTTGCCAGGAGCGGACTGGTGGACCGTCCACCGCGTGGACGTGGCGAACGTCTTCGACCTGCCACAAGCCCAGGTGAAGCGCTTCTTCGAGTCCATGCAGTTGCTGAGCTTCCCCAGGCGCGGCAAGAAGGCCATGAAGACTGCCCAGTCGCTGTACTTCCCCGGCAAGACAACCACGGTCAAGTTCTATCACAAGGGGCCGGAGTTCAGGCTCCACGACGCGGGACGCTTGAAGCGCTTTTTCCGCATCCTTTTCAGCCACCTGCACGGCGACGACGACGGCAAGAACCATGAGCGAGCCGAACGGAAAGTGCAGGCCCTTCAACGCCTGGCGGACAAGCGCCTGCGCGTTGAAGTGGAAATCCACGCAGACAAGCTGCAGTACGACTTTGGCAGGTGCCCCCTGGTGTCCGAAGTCCGCGACGACTACCTGCAGCGCATTCACGACAGCGAAATCGAGCGAGTACTCCGAGAAGGGAAGCAAGGCATGGAAACCGTCCGCACCGAAGAGGCTGTATGGCAGCGCCTGCAGGAATGCCATCCAGCCAAGCTCGCTCACGTTCTGCACGCCTTCTGGCAGGTCATGGCCACACGTGGCGATGACAAGGCCCGCGAGCGCTACACCAAGCCCACTTTCTACCGCAACCGCAAGCTGCTGGAAGAGTCCGGCGTGAGCTGGCGCGGCTCGGACGTTTTCATCGTCGCCAACGACTGTCCTATCCACGATTTCGCGCCGTTGCGCGCGGATCGCCGCTTCTGCCACCTCCCGGCGCGGAATCGGCCTGAGTACCACGTCAGCCGGGACCTGTTGCGGCTTGCCGCTTGAAAGTTGAACCATGAACGCACCCGCCACCGCATCCCCATCCCAGGGAACCCGCGCACCTGCTCCCATGCAAGTGGTGATCAAGGGCCGCATCGACGCCGCGCGCCGCCACGACAAGACCACGTACACGCGCATCGTCACGCCTGCGCCCGATCCGTACAGCCGTCCCCAGACCGTTGAAGTGCGTAGCCGCCAGCGCCTGGGCCAGGCTGGCGACGAAATCACCGTGCAGGCCCAGCTCGGCGGCTACACGCGCAAGCCGTTTCGCAGCACCGACAAGGAAACGGGCGAAGTGACCATGGTCACCCCGGTGGACTTGACCCTGGACGCCGTCGAATGACCGCGCAACAGATGCTCATCCTCGCCATTGTTGGCGGCTTGGCTGGGGGCGTGCTGTGGAGTGCGTTCACGGCTTGCGCAAATGTATTGGCAGCCAGGCTCACGGCTTGGGAAGAGCGCGAAGCGCGTATAGGCGCGGCCCGCGCGCGCGCTGCGCGCCCTGTCGAGGTCGGTGCACGCTCTGCGGGCGCTGACCTCGACAGCAGCACTCACGGCCATGGCTGACCCTCAGGTCATCCAGTGCGCGGCGGAATGCGTGGTCACGGTTGTCCACGAAATCCGCATCCCCCCTTTCACGCTCTCCATTGAGGAGGGCGCAGCGATCGCCGGAGCCATCACGGCGGTGTGGGCTGCGGCCTATGTGTTTCGCATGGTCGCGCAGTTCATTTATTCCCGATGGCACTCAACCTCTGAAAGCGAGTAACCCATGTCTCTTTTCCTTAAAGCCAAGCAGGCCGGTCTGAACTTCGTGAAGTCCAGCAAAACCCACGCCGGCGCAGCTGCGGCCCTGGTCGTTACATCCCCCGTGTTTGCGCAGACCGCTCAGGCGCAACCTGATGTGACTGAGGTGGTCGCGTACATCCTGGCGTCTACAGCCACCATTGCGCTGATCGGCAACGCCAGCTTGATCGTGCGTGTTTCGCTGCGTGTCTACAACTGGGTGCGCTCGGCCATTCGCTGATCGTTTGATCGGCGCGCCCCTGACCGGCCGGCAGGGGCCTTTGCCAAAGCGTCCACGTTGGGTGCTTCGTCAAGGGGAGGTTTCATGGGCCTGTACGTCATCATCGCGATCTTGGGGGCGGCGTGGCTCATCTTCTCCGCTTGATCGTCTTTTCCTTCTTTGTGTGCGTGGTTCCGGCATCTGCGGCTGTCCCTAAAGGGCCGGGGGATTGCGTTTCCAGTGCCCCAAAGGCTGAGGGTAGCCCGCATAACATCTGTGGTGGCTATGGCCCTGCGGAAACCACGTTTGTTATTCGGCTCGATACGAGCAACGCTACGACTACGCGGTGCAAGGGTGGCGCGATCTGTAATGAGGTCGGTTTCGTGAGTAACCTTCACTGGAACACGGTTAGCCTCTGCCCTTCCGGCTCTACCCCGAACGCACAGGGCACGTGCGATTGCACGGCGCCCCTGGTTGAGAAGGACGGCGCATGCGTCGCGCCATCGGATCCGGTTGCTGAGTACTGCGCTTCTCTACCCGGAGCGCAGCATTCCAATCAGGAGGTGGTGACGGGTAGCAGTGCGCCGCCCTCTGTGGGCTGCACGCCGACGATGTATGTCGATCAGACAACGCGGGGGTGTGGCGGAACGTTTCAGCGGGAGTTCAGCGCGCAGCACGACGGAAAGTGGTATCACTACGGCACTCTCACGCTGACGGGTGGTACCTGCAACCTCGTAGAAGGCGCCACTGGAGAGAACCCGGACGGCACCACGCCCACGGACGCTGCCCCGCCTGCTGATGATCGCAAGTGTCCCAATGGCTTCCCTGGCACGGTGAACGGCATTGAAACCTGCGTTCCGTATTCCGGTCAGAACGGTGTGGGCGTTTCCGGTGGCACGACGACGACAACGAACCCCGATGGCAGCACCACCACGACAACGACGCAGGGGCAGACTTCGTGCACTGGTGCTTCGTGCACCACCACAACCACCACGACGACGACAACCGGTGGCGGCACGCCGTCTACGACGACCACCAGCACTACGACCACGCGCAATGAGTTCTGCCGCAAGAACCCGACGGACCCCGTGTGCACGGGGTCGGCTACCGGTGGCGGGGGTACTGGTGATGGTGACGAGAAAGCGTCCAGCTTTGGCGGCTCCTGCGGCGCCTGGACATGCGAAGGCGATGCGATCCATTGCGCGATAGCCAAAGAGCAGCATCAGCGTGCCTGCAAGCTCATTGACGATCACACCAGCCAAGAGGCGCAGCTGTACGCCAGCAGCAAGGGTAAGGACGGCAACGTCACGGCAGATCTGCCGGGTAACTCGTCGCTGAGCTTCGGCGCCGAACACTACGACTCCACTGCGCTGCTCGGCGGCGGCTCGTGCGTGTCGGACCTCAGTGTGGAAGTGTTCGGGAACGTGGTCTCCCTGCCGGTCAGCAACGTCTGTCCCTATGTCCAATGGCTGCGCATCATCCTGCTGGCCATCGGCGCTTTGTTGTGGATGGTCATCGTGTTCAAGGGGTAAGCATGCCGGCGTTTCTCGCAATGCTGCTGGGTGGTCTGATCAACGTGGCGGGCACCATCGCCGGCCGCGTGTTGATCGGCTTGGGCATCAGCGTCATCACGTTCTCGGGCCTGTCGGTCACGCTCACATGGGTGAAGAACCAGGCCATATCCGCGCTGCAGGGCCTGCCTGCGGAGATGGTCCAACTGCTGGCCTACGCGGGCGTGGGCGAGTTCGTCAGCATCGTGGCCTCCGGCCTGGCCGCGCGCCTGCTGCTCAACGGCCTGACCGATGGCAGCATCAAGAAGTGGGTGATGAAATGAGGCCCTTGCGCTCTCTGCGCCGCCAGCGCGGCTTTTTGTACCTTACTACTGGCGGCAACGGCACCGGCAAGACGCTGTTTACGCTCTATGACGTGCGCAAGCTCCAGCTGGAGACTGGTCGCCCGGTGTACTTTTCTGGCTTTGAGGCCAAGCAGCCGCTGCTGGATTTTGGGTGGCAACCCTTTGAGCCGGAGTGCTGGCAGGATCTGCCTGACGGGTCGATCTGCTTGGTGGACGAGTGTCAGAAAGTCATGCCTGTGCGCGGCACCGGCAAGCCGCCGGAGTGGATTGCGGCTATCGCCGAGGTGCATCGCAAACGCGGCTTTGACTTCTTCCTGATCACGCAACACCCGCTTAATTTCGATTCGTTCGTCCGTCGTCTGGTGGCCGCGCCTGGTTGGCACCGGCACTTCAAGGCGAGCTCCATGGGTGACAGCTCCAATGAGCTGAAATGGTCCTCGGTTAAGGACAACCCGCAGGTGGCCAATAGCTCGGCCATGGGCGAGGTGACATCCCGCGCGTTCCCTCGGGAGGTGTATGACTGGTACGCCTCGTCCAGCCTGCACACGGCGCGCAAGCGGATCCCGCTGAAGGTCTGGGGCGCCATCGCGGGCGTCATTGCGGCGTTCGGCATGGTCGGTTTCGCCGTGTGGCACTTCCTCGGCTACACCGGGGCGCCAGCGGCTGCTAAGCCGGCAGCTGCCCCGGAGGCGTCCGCGCTGTCAAAGATGCTGACCCCTGCTGCAGCGTCTGGTGTCGGTAGCTCGGAGCGGCAGCCGCTGACGGTGGCTGAGTACGTCGAGCAGCGCAAGCCGCGCCTGCCTGGGTTCCCCAACACGGCCCCGGTGTATGACCAGGTCACGCAACCCGTCGAGGCTCCGTACCCTGCAGCCTGTGTCAAGATGGGCCAGCGTTGCGACTGCTATACCCAGCAAGCGACGCTGCTGCAGGTGGCTCACGACGTGTGCATGCAGATCGTCCAGCGCGGCTATTTCATGGATTGGAAACGTCCTACGACGGAGGCAGTCCGACAGCCGCGGCGCGACGAACCAGTGCGCCAGGCTGCGCCAGTGCAGTCGCCCGTGGTCATCAACATGCCTGCCCAGGCCCAGCAGGTCCAGCCAGTGTCTGAATGGTCACAAGGGCTCGCGGCGCGGAATGCTGAAGTGCGCTCCATGGTGCGCTAGTCGGCGCGCAGGTCCTGGGCGTCTACGGTTTCCTTGACAAGTGCCCAGCGATAGCCGGCAGGGGCCGGCGGTCTTTCGTGGGTGCGGCGGTTGCCTCCGGCTTCACGGATGCCATCGCGCACCCCGGCTTTGATCACCCAGTAGGTAGCCCAAAACAGCAGGATCAGGATGATCAAGCCCACGACGGCTTCAAAGATCATGGCTCGCATCGCCACTTGTTCAAGCTGCTGGTAGTTCATGGGCGGGAGTCTATCTTCCCCAACTCAGGGAAAAAGGATCCCCCCGGGGTATGGGGCAACGCCCCATGGTCTCGCCTGGCCGCGCCCGTGGCCCCACGGCACGTGGCACCAGGTCAATCCGCGCCCGCAGCAACCATGCCCACCAGGCCGAAGGCAACCCGAAGGTGTCGCGGCAGTCGCGCCCCTGCAGCAGCTCGCCGCGAAGCGCACGGGTGAAGCCACTGGGAGGCCTACTCGTGCTTGAGAAACACGGTATTGCGCGAAGCGCTCCAACGCCTGCAGCGGAAGGGTCTGGACTCCAGAGGAGATCGGAGATCTCTGGCAGGAGTCTGGAGCCTGCAGCATCGCCGCCGACAGGCAGTGCCACAGCCCCCACGACACCAGCGAAGCACCTCAGAGGGAAACGCAGTTTCCCGGCAGAGGTGTGCAGCGAAACGCCCCAACTCGGGGAAAAGGAACCCCCCGGGGTATGGGGCAACGCCCCATGGTCCCGCCTGGCCGCGCCCGTGGCCCCACGGCACGTGGCACCAGGTTAATCCGCGCCCGCAGCAACCATGCCCACCAGGCCGAAGGCAACCCGAAGGTGTCGCGGCAGTCGCGCCCCTGCAGCAGCTCGCCGCGAAGCGCACGGGTGAAGCCACTGGGAGGCCTACTCGTGCTTGAGAAACACGGTATTGCGCGAAGCGCTCCAACGCCTGCAGCGGAAGGGTCTGGACTCCAGAGGAGATCGGAGATCTCCGGCAGGAGTCTGGAGCCTGTAGCGGGATAGCATTGCCCAAAAGGGAGGGCAGGGCGTGACCGTATGGGGATATGCGCGCGTGTCGACGCTGGAACAGAACACTGCAGCTCAGCTCGCGGCGTTCCGGCGTGCAGGCATTGAGCAGGTCGTTGAAGAAAAGCGCTCGGGCGTGAAGGACCGCCCCGAGCTCGAGAAGCTGCTACTCCAGCTGCAGGCCGGTGACGTCCTGGTCGTCTACAAGCTGGACCGTTTGGCGCGGTCCGTGTCGCACTTCGTGAAGGTGTTCGACCAGCTCAAGGCGAAGGGCGTGGGCTTTCGTTCGTTGACCGAAGCCATAGAGACCGACACGCCGCAAGGACGCATGTTCCTGCACCTGTTGACGGCGTTCGCCGAGTTCGAGAGGGAGTTGATCCGGGAGCGGTGCCTGGCTGGGCAACGTGCCGCGCGTGCGGCGGGGAAGACGTGGGGGAGAAAGCGGGTTCTGTCGGACGACGACGCGGCTCAAGCGGCAAATGCGTGGCGCAGTGGTTGGTACACCCAGGCCGTATTGGCGGACATGCTGGGCGTCACCGTTGCTTGCCTGCGAGACTGCATCCACCGGCATGAGCGTCGGGGCCGGTGGGCGGGGTTACCAACGTAA